TCGCTGTCCAGCCAGGTCGAGTCGATGGCGATGCGCATCGAGAGTCTTGCCGAGGAGCTGGCCAAGCCCGAGGACGTGAGGCTGCGCGAGGTGCTCGACGCGCTGGACGGGCGCACGGTCATCTTCGATGGCCTTGGCGCGCGCGTTGGACACTTGCTCGACGAGATGGACGAGTGGATTGCTAGGGCCGGAGCGGCAGAGAGCATCGTTGAGGCTGCGCAGCGCCGCCTAGCCTGCGTCGCCGAGAGTATGAGTGAGCACGCATACCAGGAACTGGCGTCTGCGCTTGAAGCGCCTCCGCGCATCGCCTCACGCGCCGTCGCAGCCACTGGCTTCGATGCGCCTGGCACTGAATACACCGCTGGTGATGCGCTTGGTCTCCGGAGAACACGATGACATACGACGAAATGCGCAAAGACTACGAGCGTATGCGCGATGTGGAGAAGGCCAAAAACGTTGACGAGTGGAAAGCCGCGAACGGGTATGACGATCTGTTGGCGGCTTACGCGGAGGCGACGCGCGAGCTGGAAGAGGCGCGGGCTTTCCTACGACGGACGGCGATGGAGGGCGGGTCGATCGTCTCGTCTGCCGCCATCTCAAGGCGGCGTGCGCCCGCGCCGGCGTGCCGCCAATCTCGACGAACGATCTGCGTCGCTCCTATTGCACATGGCTGCGCGATGCCGGCGTCGACGAGGCGACGTGCGCATCGCTCCTCGGCCACTCGTCGAGCCTGATGGTCCGCACTGTCTACGGTCAGACGACCGACAGCCGCAAGGAGCTGGCGATCGCGGCCCTGGGGAGGGTGCTTGGAGGGGTAGCAAGTACGGTAGCGCGTTCAGCGAAATCTGCGGCCCGAAAGGGCCGCCGTGTCCGCGAGAAAAAGCACGCTCAGCGACGGTAACTAGAGCGCCCCCGGCAGGATTCGAACCTGCGACCACCGGCTTAGAAGGCCGGGAGGTTTTCCGCCGCTCAGCGACGGGAAGCCTGTAGCATCACGGGCGGCATGGTAGCAAGCACGGTAGCAGGTGCTGCGGCAGCAGCGAGTGAGATAGTTGTCAGTCGGCTATCGGAGTCCTATACTGACGCCCGTGGGGAAGATTCTACTCAGGTGGCGCCAACTCCTTGGCGAGCTGAGATCCCGCGAGGTCATCGCCGGGGCGGTGAGCGTGTACGATCTCACTGGAGCGTGCCCGCTTCTCGGTGACACAGACGGGCGCAGTCCACCGAAGCATGGAAGCGACCTTGATGAGCTCCGCGGTGACATGGCTCGCATCGGAAGCGACTTCCGCGCAGCGATCGACAAGTACAGGCACGTTTGAGCGACGAGATCGTCAAGCCCCCTGACAACAGGGGAACGCGCATTAGCGCGACCATGTTGTCAGTCACGTCAGGGCCGCTTCGACGCGCTTGCAGCGTGATTCGCGCATCCTCGCCGACGACATGAACGCCGGCATGCAGGTTGACCCGTGCGGATGGATTATCTACGTCGTCGAAGGGCCGACGTAGGCATTAGGGCCGCCCGTCGCCAGCTCAAACCTCGACCCACGCCGCGAACGTCGCCGCATCGCGCAGGAGCGCCCGCACGGCGTTGCGCGAATTTCCCTCGCGCGTGACCACCATCGATCCCTGCACGTCCGCCACGAGCACAACGTGCCCCGTCTGGTCGCTGTGCAGCAGCAGGCCGACGTATCCCGGCCGTGGCTCCTGCCGCAGACGGCCAGCCGAGCGCGCCCAGCGGCTCCATTTGTGGGCGCTGGCAAGGTCGCCCGCTCCGCGCAGCGGGTCGAGCAGGCCAAGCTCGACGGCCGCCGACTGGATACACCAGACCGCGAAACGCGCGCACCAGGGCACGCCACGGGCATCTCCAGCGGGCACGAGATACGAGCCGCGCCCATCGACGCCGGCGACGTAGCGGTCGACCTCCGGGCCGCGATTGGAGCCCGGCGGCTGCTCCTCGACGCCGAGCTGCGACGTCGCGATCTCCAGCGCGCGCATCATCAGCGGCGATCCAATCGGCGGTAGCGGCGCCGGCTCGATGTCGATGCCGGCCTGCTCCGAGGCATCACGCGCGGGCATCGTCGCGCCCTCCAATCGCCGCCGCCTCTAGCTCGCTCCTGACGTGCGCAAGGTCGGCCAGGATTGCGCTGTAGGACGCCTGCACGGCCTCGACGGCGCTCATCCTCTGCTCTAGCTCTGTGATGCGCTGGAGCGCCCGGCGCACCGATGCGCGCAGCAGATCATCGTTAGCCGACAAGGTGCCTCCAGAGCCAGCCAGCAGCAGCGCCGGCGGCAGCGAGAGCGATAGGGGCGAGTCTCCGCGCGATTGTCCAGCCGGCGGATACGAGTGCAGCACGAGGGACGCGCGCGGTGATGTTGTCGTCGTCGACGTAGACGCCGGTGCGCTCGGTCTTGCCCAGCGACACCAGCAGCGCCGCGCGCAGCTCTTGGAGCTCGGCGAGCAGGCGCGCGCTATCTCGATTTTGCCGGCTGTCCGACGAGCGCAAGGCCCTGGCCAGCTCGGTCACGGCCTGCACCAGCGCCCGGAGAATCTCGTCGGTGTGCATGAGTCATCTGCTCCACTGTCGCGGCGACCTCTCGCCGCATCTCGTCGAGGAGGTCAGGCATCAGGGTGTCACTCCGAGTGTGAGAGAGCATCGAGGACCGCCTTTGCTGCGTCGAGGTCGGCCTGGGTCTGCGTGCGGAAATTCGCCAGCTCCTCGACGGCGCGCGAGTGCGCAAATTTCATCGCATCGATCGCCTTCTGCCGGTCTTTCTCCGGCAGCGACGCGATCCACGTCGCCGCCTCGCCGAACAGCGAGAACAGAGGCCCGATCCATTCCGTCGCCATCGTCGTCGCTCCTTACGGCCAGATGAGAGGTATCGGCGGCACCTTGACGCCGCAATCGGCGAGCAACTGCGCCATCGCCCGCGCCGCCTGCACAGCAGGCGCGAGCAGTTTTGAGAAGTCCTTGCTACCCGCGGCCTCGGCGAGCTCGACGCCCGCCGCTGCGAGCTCGGTCGCGTCGACGGAGATCTTGACGCCGGCGAGGATCTTATCTCGCTGCGCCGCGCAATCCTGCAGCGCCTGCTCGCCGGCGTTGCGATCGCCGGCCTTGCCGATGGCGACCGCCTTGTCGATGCACTGGCGCACGACGACGCGCGCGAGCCGAGGCGCCGAGGCGTTGGCCACATCGATCGCCGTGATCGTCTTGCGCGCGATCGTCGCCGGCGTTCCGCATCCGCCTTGGAGCAGCACGACGAGCAGCAGCAGGAGCGCCAGCGCGGCGCCGGTGAGCGTGAGACGGTCGCGCGTCATGGTCGGTCATCCTGGCGCGGCGGCACGAGCGCGATCGACTGCGGGCGCTTCGAGGACGTGAGCGGCAGCTTGAGGCTCTGATTCGGCGAGTCCTTGCGCGCCGTCACCGACAACACGTCGACGAGGAAGTCGAGGAAGCGCACGAGGCCGCGTCGCTCGGCGTAGTGTTTGCGCACGCCGTTGGCGATGTTGGCCAGCACGCCGAGGGCGAGCGGCACGAGCCATACGGCGTTGTCGAGCAGCCACGCTTTGACGGCTGCGATGCGTTCGGGGCTCATTTCTTGGCCTCCTTCTTCGGGGCGCGCTTGATCGCGCGCGTCGACGGGTCGATTTGGTCGCCAGCGTCGAGCTTGTATTTCTTTTGCAGCGTGCTGCGCTGCGCCGCCGCGTCGTCGAGCAGCCGTTGCAGCTCGGCCTTCGCCGCTTCGATCTTGGCCGCCAGCGCATCGGCACGGCTCTCCGCGAGCTGCACCCGCAGCACGTCGGCCTCGTCGGCGATCTCGTCGGCGTGGGCGAGCGCGCAGGCGAGAAGGAGAACGGCGAGCGAGGCGAGTAACAGACGCATCCTAAAATCTCCCTGGCATCCAGCGCATACGCACAATCCCCGACGGCGCACACGCCGCTAGCACGATGCCGTAATAAGCTCCGGTGGTGACCTTGCGAACGGCGCCATCCTCGCTTGGCGATGCGCCGACCTTGTCTCCGCGCACCAGCGATCCGAACGCGTCATTTTTCATGCGCAGCTCGCCATGTGTGCACACCTTGACCGGCTTGGTGTTGCTCGTCGTCTCGATGACGCACCCGATCGCCATGTCCGATGTGTCGGCCATACGCACGTAGGTAACGCCCAGGTCAGCCGCGCCGAGCTTCACGGGGTACGCCTGATTGGCCACGCCGCCGGTCCACTCGGCCGTGTAGTAGGTGCCGCGCAGGCAATACTGTTCCCATGTCGCGAGGAACACCGACGCGGTGAGCGTCATAGACGTATCGACGCCCTCGCAGTCCTGAATGTGCACGAAATAGGCGCCCAGCGACGACGGCGGGTAGTACGCGCCAGCCGTGCCGCGCGCCCAGCATGCATTAGCCTCGAAGCGCTGGCAGTAGCTGATGTTGAACGCGCCGCCGCTGTTGTTTTGCGCCTTCATTGCGTGGCGTTGCACGCGCACGTTCATCACGCCTTGCGCGACGACCGAGTACCAGCCGCCAGGGGTTGGGAGCAGATGCGTGCAATCACTCACCAGCAGCGACGGAGCGTAGTTGGTGAGGTAGCCGGAGTTGTAGATCTGCACCGCCGCCGCCGCGCCCTCGTCGAAGTGGCAACGCTCGATGACGATCGGCGCATTGCCGACGCTATCGAACTGCGCCAGCGACCAATCACCCGAGCCGCCGATCCACGCCTGCACTCCGCTTGGCGTCTTGCTGTAGTACGTGCCGCGATGGTTGCCGTAATCGATGAACGAACAATCGGCAACGTAGCTCGTCGACGTGAGCAGTGCGACGACGAATCCGCTAGGCGCGCTGCATCCGCCGAAGTGCAGATCCTGATACTGCTGAAAGATCCCTAGCCCGGTGAGAATCGAGCCATTGGAGGAGAGTCCCAGGAACTGGCAGTGACGCACCGTCGAACGCAGGTTGTTCGCGCCCGTGTACCATAGCGCAGCCGTCAGCCCCGGATCGCCTGCCTCCTCGACGAATGTCAGGTTTTCAAAGTCGATCGTGCCGAAGTTGTCGAACCTGAACCCGTTGATGCGAGCCGCGCCAGCGACGCGAATTGGACCAGCGCCGGCCTCGCCGCACAGCGTGATATTGGGAAAGGCGCTGCCCGTCGAGATACTGACCACTTCGGTCTTGATGCGCCACGTCGAGGTCGTCTTGGGAAAATAGACGCGCCCTCCGCCCGCTGCGATGGCGGCTGCGATGGCGGCTTGGATGGCCGCCGCGTCGTCGGTCGTGCCGTCGCCGACGGCGCCGTAAGCGGTCACGTCGTACCAGGAGACGCCTGATGTCGGCGTCGCCCACTTGACGCCGTTGGCCTGCGTGCTGTCGGCGGTGAGCACCTGGCCGTTACTGCCGACTGCGACGCGCGCGAGGGCCGTCGCCGAGCGTCCGAGCAGATCGCCCTTGGTCGTGAGCGGCGTCGGCGCCGCCCATTTCACATCCAGCGCCTGCGCGCTGTCAGCGGTGAGAACATAGCCGTCAGTGCCGACAGAGAGCACCTGCCAATCGGCGCCGTCGAACACCTGGAGATCGCCGAGCGCGACGCCATCCGCACCGGGGCCGCGCGCGAGCGGCGTCTGCGAGGGCAGCACCGTAACCGCGAGGCCTTCGGTTACGATTCCAGGGCGCAGCACGAGCGCCGAGAGGCCCGTGACCGGGTAGCGGTTGCCGCCGCTGTCCGTGTACCAAGCATCACAGACGTAGGCGCCGACGGAGAGCGACGCGGTATCGTCGCTGGCAAGCTCGAGCGTCGCGAGGCCGCTCGCGGCCGTCGTGATCGTGAGTTGCCGCGAAATGACCGGCGTCGAGCCAGCGCGGCGCGAGGCCGCAAACTGGAGTTGGCCGCCGGTGAGATTCTCCGCGGCGCCCGTGTCGCTGCGCGTGACGGTGACGGCGTAACTCGCCGTCTCGCCCTGCGCGAGCGAGAGCGACACCGACGGCGGCAGCGACGACGGAGAGCCGCCGCGGAGAACTTGGAGCGCGAGCGCGCCGGAGATCATGGTCTAGTTCTCCGCGTAGTAAGTCAGGCGGAAAAATGACCCGCTCGTCGACGAAACGTCAGTCGTCAGATCGCCGTTTGTCGCCAGCTCGCAGATCGCGATCGTGCCGGCGAGTGTGCTGCCAGTCTGAATCACCGTTTGACTCGGCCGATAGCCGGCCGGCATGTTGAACGAGACGGTGCTATTGCTGCCGGTCTTCATCGCGATAAGCAGGGTCACAATGCCCTGCGCGTCCTTGGTGTAGCGCGTGGTCAGCGAGCCCGAGTAGTCGACCCAGGAGTTTTGATATGTGACCGTCGACCACGACGGCGTGACCGTGTTGGTCGTGAACGACGGCACGATCGGCACGCTGGCCGTGATCGCCGAGCTGCCGATCTGTAGCAGCGTCGTCTCTGCGCCGCCGTTGATCGACTCGGAGATGCGAAGCTCGCCCGTCGGCGCCGCCGCGCCTTGGATCGGGATCGTCTGGAGCTCGTAGCGCACCGACTGCGACGCGGCCGTCGCGTTCGTTTTCCAGCCGTACCCCTCAAGCGCCAGCGTCGGCGAGTATTTCTGGTTGCCGCTCGTCGCTGCCGTGCGATTTTGCAGCAGCAGGCCGAGCGTGCCGACAGTCGCGCCCACGCCGTCGCGCTCGAGCAGCGCGGCGCCGTCCTGACTCCACAGCGACCACGAGCGCGTGATCGTCGCGTTCGTTCCGGCTGTCGGCGCCGCCGTGACCGCGACCGTTGCCGCGTCGCTGATCGTCGACGCTCCGACGAAGGCGTAGGTGGGAGCGCGCACGAGCACCGCCCGCTGCGTCGTGATCGCGCCGGTCGCGTGCTCGACGATGCGATTCAGCGCGAGGTCGACGTCGGGCACCTCCGTGCTCGCCGTCTGCCCTGTGTTCGCCGCGCCCGTCAGTGTGAGCGCGACCTTCGCGCCGCTCGTCGCTGCGTTCGGCGTCCACAGCATGCGATCCGTGTAGACCTGCCAGATGTCGCTGCCGTCGAGTCGTACCGATGCGTACGAGCCCGAGACGGGCGCCAGCCGCACATACGAGGACGTCGAGCCGAGGACGAGCGAGCCGCCGGCGTTGTAGACCTGCGCCGCGTACAGGCCGGCCCAATGGTGCGTCGAGTCGCCGAGGTAAGAGTTGTTATCCGTCGACGGCTTGATGCTCGCCGAGAACGTGTTGGACGAGCCGCCGAACGTCGACGCGCCGGTTGTCGTCTTGAACGTGCCCGACGAGCCCGAGAGGTCGAAGTTTCCGCTCGCGCTCGTCGCGCCGTTGAGCACCGGCGCCGTCAGCGTCTTGTTGCTCAGCGTCTGCGTGACGCTGTCGGTCGACGCGAGCGACACCGTCGTGCGCGACGGGCTCGACGAGTCGGTGAGCGTAAAGCTCGTGGAGAAGTTGAGCTGATCGCGCTGCGTCTGGTCGACGGCGTTTGATTCGATCGTCTGGTAGTACGAGGAGCCGCCGCCGCCAGCGCCGAGCGTGATGCTCGACCCGTCAGGCTTTACGTACTTGATCGCGTTTGACGCGCCGGAGTCGACCCAGAGCAGCGAATTGCTACTCGCCTTCGTCGGCGCGCTTGCCGTCGGGACAAGCTGGATGCCCTTGCCGACGCGGTACGCCTGCGCGAATACGAGAGAGGGCAGGAGAGAGACGAGGAGTGCTAGTTTGCGCATGCGCTAGGCTCCGATCTGAAGTTCGTATGCAGTGGTCACGCCGTTTGAGCCGTTGCTGCCGTTGGCGCCGGTGCCCGTGCCCGCGCCGCCCGTTCCGCCGGTCGCGGTGATCGTCGGAATCGCGCCGGTCTTGGTCAGGTACACGAAGAAGGCCGCGCCGCCGCCGCCGCCGCCGCCACCACCGGCGTTCGTCGCCGTCTGGCCTGCGCCGCCCACGCCGCCATTCGATCGAATCGTTGGCGATCCGCTGATGACGATGTTGCGCGCGAACACGACGATGAGCCCGCCGCCCGAGCCGCCGCCGCCGCCACCGCCGCCGCCGCCGCCTCGACCGCCGCCGCCGCCGCCTGCGCCGCGATAGAACGTCGAGAATCCCGACGCCCAGCTGTGGTGATGCGCAGTGCGAAACGGAGGCGCGTAGAGCGAGTAGAGGTCGGTGTAGACCGTTCCCGCTGCGCCTCCAGCGCCATCGGCGCCGCTGCCACCTGCGCCGCCGGCGGCAGTCGAAAAACTCAGCGAGTCAGCCGCTGCGCTCACGGCGCCGCCGCCGCTGTCTTTCCCGGCGCGACCAGCGCATCCACTGTGAGGCCCGTAGACGGATGAGATTTGATCGCCGCCCGCGCCGCCCGTTCCACCGCTGCCGGCCGAGCCGCCGCTTCCGTCGGAATGAATCGTGCCGCCGGAGATCGTCAGCGTGCCGTTGACGTAGAGCGGCCAGCCGCGCAGGTTCAGCGTGCCGCCCGTGATCGTGAGATCGGTGTAGTAGAGTGCATTGCTCGCGCTCGTCGTGCCCGCCGAGATCGTCACTGCGCCGAGCGTTCCAGGGCCGAACAGGAAAAACGACTTGATGAGGTAATCCTGTAGGTCGTTCATCGTCGCCGCAGATACGGGCGTCACGTCGGCGACGTAGGTTTCGTTGCGAGTAAGCGGCAGTGACATTTACGGCCCCACTGGTTCTCGATCGCACTTGCTGTGCGTATCGTCGACGATGTGCTCGAGTCGCTCGATGACGTGCGCGTTCATGTGACCGAGCGCGGTGCGATGAAAGAGCCGCTGCGCCTCGGTGATATCTGGAGTGCCCGCCAGGTCAGCATCGCGCAGGGCAAAGAAGTTATAGATCTGCGCCGCGTCGATGTCGTTTGACACGAGCAGGTGCGTCTCGATGAGCGACGTCGCCGCGCCTGCCGTCGAGGCGGTCAGCGTCCAGCGCCCTCCAGCGGCCTCGCCCAGAAAATCCGTGCGCGTGCTGTAGGTGCCACTGGTGCCGCTAAACGGGATGACCCAGACCGTCCCCTCCGGGCTTGTCAGGGTAAAGTCTGGAGTGCCGACCGCGTTGTTGCGTTCGAGGTAGATCGTTACGCCGGTGTCGTCGACGACGCCCGGCCACGGCCGGCCCAGTTGCACATACGTCGGCGTCGAGGTCAGCGCGTAATCTGTCGTGTCGGTCACGGTCAACGCGTCCTCGATGAATTGCCGAAGTGGCTCAACGAACAGGATATCGTCGGTGTCAAGGTCGAACGGCCCGGCGAGCATCGCCTCGAGTTGGTCGAGCCTCGGGCCGCTGAGCCGTCGCAGTACGGACAGCACGCGCGTGCGCCTTGTCGCCAGCGCATCCGTCGTGCGCGTCGGCACGCGCGTCACGGCCTCCCATCGGTCGATGAGTTGATCGGTCGTGTCGGGGAACACCTCGTCAAGCGCGTCGTCGAGAGGATCGGCAGCCGTACCGATCGCGGTCGCGATGCTGTCGATCTCCTTGCCGACGCTCGTATCTGTTGCCGTCGACGGCCACACTGGCGAAATGCGGCGCAGCGCGGCCTTGATTCGACTCAGAGACGCCGGCGCCGTCATGGCTTGAGCACCTGAATCGTCCCAGGCGTCAGGAACGGCACCGACGTGCCGTAGGTGTCCACCGGCACGACGTTCGCCGCCGGCGTAGTCAGCACGCAATCGTCGACGCCGGCGACGTCGGTGATTGCGCCGAACAGCTTGGACCGTTTCAGCTCGGCGATCCAGTTCGTCTCGTAGTAGTCGGTGCGCGCCGGGCCGAGCGAGTTGAACAGCGCCAAGATCGCGTTGCGCACGGGCTTAACGAGGTCGCCCGAGCACCGCACGTCCTGGCCGTCGGGATCGAACGTGAACCACGTGACCGGGTTGCCGTCGTAGTCGTCCTCGAACGACAACGTCAGCACGTCGCCGACGCGATTGGTAACGAGCGCCTCTTCGCCGAGGACTTGGATCCGCAGACCTGCGATCACGTCCGCGGTGAGGCCGGTGACCGTGATCGTCGACGCGCCCTCGTCGTGCGAGGCAACCGCGGTGCCGACGCCGCCGTCATCCCAGTCCCAGGCGTAGAGCGTCGTGTCGATGTCGATCGTGCACAGCACGTCTTGCGTCTGCGCCGTCGGAGTGAGCACGAGGAAGTCGCGCACGTTGCCAGGTCGCACCGTCTCGATGTACGTGTCGACGGCGGTCAGCACCGTCCCTGACGGAATGCGCGCAGAGCCAGTGCCGGGACCGAGGCAGCAGACGTCGATCGTGCCGCGCCCTCGACGGTGCGCATAGACATAGGTATCAGAGACGCCCGAAATGGAGTTGCCCCACTCGACATAGTCGTGGATCGCGCCACCCTCGGGAGGGTCGCCGATGTGCGCGAGCAGTCGCACGCGGTAGTCGTCGTAACTCTCGATGTCGAGGCCGCCGGTTAGCGCGACGACGACGGTTGCATCCGAGTCGATGCCCGCCGGCGGCGAGGTGAACGTCAGCAACTCGCCGACGCCCTTGTTGGTCGCAAGGCCCGTGCTCGTCGCGGTCACATCCACATCGACGTAGCCGCCAGCGCCGACGACCGCGCCATCGGTGGTCACCTCGTAGAGCGTGCCGTCCTCGTGCGAAAGCTCGCTACCGACCGTGACCGCGTTGCCGATCGTGCCGGTGACGCGCAGGCCGAGCGTCGCAGAGCCCGAGGCCGCCGCCTTGCGCGGAAACGAAAACACCGAGCCCCAACGCTCGAGGTATGCCTCCTCGGCGGTGTCGGGCAGCGCCTGCTTGACGAAGTAGAGCAGCTTTGCCAGCAGCGACCAGACGACGCCGGAGACGACGCGCCCGAGTCGATACGGGTCCGATCCGCGCGCGACGTTCTTGTCAGGCTGCGCGCTGGCGTAGTCGCCGATGAAGGCGGAAAAAATCTGTTCGCGAGTCGGGATCGTGAACGCCATTTAAGTTGCTCCCACAGCGACGAGAAACGGGCCGGCCTTCTTGGGCAGCTTCGATGCCGGCGTGTAGTAGTCGACCTGGAACGCGGCGCGCATCGGGCCGTAGCTCTCGACCTCGACGACGACGCGCGAGAGCCTGCCGAGATCGAGCAGCCACTGCACGGCATCCTCGGCCAGATCTCGCAGTCGGTTGCGGTTCTCGACGGTGTCGGTCGCCTGCGCCAGCTCGTCGAAGCGATGCCCCAACTCGGGATCGCCCTCCCAGGAGCCGCGCGGCACGAGGTAGGAAAACGCGATCATGTTCTCGATGTCCTCGGAGGACTCGAAGGCTCCTTTGGCAGCGGCGACGAAATCGCCAGTGACCGGATCGAGGTAGCGATCGCTCATTTCACCCTCGCGACGCTGGCTTTGATGTTGTCCGACGAGTGCGTCAATGAGCTTCCGCTCACGCTCGCGGTATCCATTGCCCCAGTTACATTCCCCGACGGAGAAGTTAGGGTTCCGTTCGTGTGCACATGCGCCAGAAACTTGCTCTCCAGGTCGGCCAGCCGCGTCTGCAGCGAGTCGCCCAGCACCGCCGGCTCAGTGCCCGACGATCCGCCGACGTAGACCTTGCGCCCGCTCTTGGGCGTCTGGATGATGTCGCCGTTCTTGTCGAGGAGGATCTTCGCCTCGAAGGCGTTCTGGATCCCGACCTCGCCCTTCTCCAGCGTCATCTCGTATTGCTTGTCGCGCCAGCAAATCAGGAACGACGTGTTTCCCTGACCGTCGGCCTTGAGCACGACGCCGCGCGCGTTGTCTTTCGGGCGCGAGTAAAAGCCGAAATGCCACCCGGCTTGGCTGTCGAGCTCGTGATCGTCGGCGCCCTTTGACGCCGTTTTGCCGTCGGAGTCCATGACGAGATCGGAGACGATCTCGATCATGCCTGCGATGCGCTCTCGCCAACTCATGCGAGCCACACGCCTTTCTTCTTCAGTGTCAACTCCGTGCGCCGCTTGCCGCGGTCCTCGCGAAACCGTCGCTGCGTGACGTAATAGGTGCCGTCGATGCCGGCCTCTTCGATCTTCACGCTCGCGAGCGTGTCGACGGTAAACAGTCGCGCGTTTTCGCGGTCGCGGAAGTCCGGCACGGTGAGATTGATCGTCAGCGCGTCGAGCTGGCGTAAGCCCTGCTCCATCTTCGCGCGCTGCGTGGCCTCGTCCGCGTTGACGATGTCGGTGTCGCGCAGCACGAGGCGGCGCACGATGCTGCGATTGACGAGATCGTCATCACTGGCGGTGCCTTTGAACTTCGGCGCGCTCTTGCTGGCCTGCGCCCAGTCCGACGACGCAGGCAGGCCCATGCCGTTGACCTGCACCTCGGAGTAGCGGCCAGAGATCGACCGGCGCACGCTCCATTGCTCGATGTTGTTGTTGACCGCTTTGCGTTTGCCGACGCCCTCGCAGCGGAAGTGATATGCGATCTCTTGATCGTAGTTCGGCTCGCCGATGAAGAGGTCGCCCTCGGCGGTCATCCACCAAGCGATGCCGAGGCGGCGCGTGTGCTGGTCGAGGATGCTCGCAATCGTCTGACCCGGATCGATCTTCGTCGACACGCGCGGCTTGAGCTTCACGCCCTTCGGAGACGTGCGCCGCAGCGACTTTTTCTCCTCTTTGCCGAGGAGCAGATCCACGTTGTTTTCGTTGCTCAGCAGGACGTTGCGGATGCCGAACGAAGAATCAAGCAACTTGTCGATGAGTTGCTTGAGCGTCAGGTTCGCCGCCTTGATTGGATCGGCTTCGTTGTCGACGAGGTACGCGCCTTTGTCGCGGCCAGCGAGACGCATGCGCGCTTGTCCTCGGTCGGCCTGATAGATGACCTCGTCGATGACGCCGGACATCTGCCGATCGCGGCCGATGTAGATGTCGCACTTGGCGCCCTCGCGAAACTCGTCGCGCACGTCGCTCGTCGGGATGGTGCCCGTCAGCGACCACGCATCGGCCGGCGTGAGCAGGTCGGAATCGAGGTCGACTTCGAGCCAGTTCTGATAGCTCGTGCCGCCGATCACGATCTGTACCGCGTCGTCAATAGGCATAGGCTTTCACCTTGAAGCCGGCCGGAATCAGCGACGGATCGGGGAACGAGTTGAGCGTCAGCAGCTCCTCGGCGTCGGCGCCGAGATCGTGCGCCAGCGCGAGCAAGTTCGTGTCCGCAACGACGGTGTAGATGGAAAGGGGAGGGCGCTGGTCGATGAGATCTTGCGCCAGGTCGCGCAGCGCGTGCGACATCTCGAGCACGACGGCGGCGAGATCGTATTGCTCGGTCGTCTCGTAGTCGTCGAGGAGCACGATCGCCGCATCGCACTTGGCAAGGCCGCCGTTGGTCGTTGCCTGAATCTCCAGCGTCGAGAGCGTGTCAAAGTCGGCTTCCAGGCTGTCGGCGATGCTCGAGGCGGCATTCGCTGCGCCGGTGACCGCAAGGCCGATCTCGCTGTTCTGCACGTCGAGAGAGTTCTGAAACGTCGTGAGCGCCGTCAGTACCTCGTCGGCGAGCGAGCGCACTTCGTTGGCGCGCGCCGGCGTCGTGCCCTTGACCGCCGTCGGCGACTGCTCCGCGTCGTTGTCCTCGACGAAGGTAATTTGCACCGTCGCCGAATCGCGCGCGTCCTCGACGTCATGCGTGACGACGAAACGCTTGCAGGCCGCGTTCAGCTCGCCGAACACAGGATGCACGAGCTTTTTGACGACGCCGCCGTCGTCGAGCTGCTCGATGAGCGACTCCATCTGCTCGGGATAGTCGTCCTCGATGAACACCGCGAGCACGTCGATCACCTTGCCGCGACGACCGCGTGCGACAACGCGCGTGCCAGGCCGACCGGGGAAGTTTTGCTCGTCGAGGTCGTTCGAGTGCTCGTCTTTGGCGCTGACGAAGTCAAAGCGCACGCCGCCGAAGCTGCCCTCCTGAAGCTTCTCGTCCCAGGTGGCGCTCATGGCGTGGCCTCTACGCCGCCGCGCAACTCCATCGTGCCCTTCGAGCGCGTGCCGCCCTCTTCGACGGCCACGCCGTTCTTGTCGATGTTCACCGTCAGCGTGCGCGCCGTCTTGTTGACATTGACGAGCTCGCGGAGGAGATCTTCGACGGCCTGCGTCTGCGCGACGGCTTGACCGTGGCTCATTCCTGACCGCTCGTAGGCCGCGATCGTCATGCGGCGCTCGATCTTCTTGCGCTCCAGCATGGCCATGTGCGCGCCGGCGCCGGCCTCGGTGATTGCGTCGAGTTTATCGCCCTGACCGCTGATGCGGCCGATCGCGCCCGCGCCCTTGTCGGAGAGCCCGAAACGCTCATCGAGCACCTTGCCGACCGCGTAGCCGATGCCCGCCGCGGCGAGTAGACCAAACGCCGCCGCCGCCTTGTTGCCGAACTGCTGCGCGTTGCCAGCGCCGAGGCCGACGCCAGGAGCGGCGCCGGCGATGTAGACGTGTTGGATGCCGAGCGGGCCGCCGCGGATCACGTTGCTTAGCATCGAGCCCGCCATGCTCTTCCCCAGCAGCCCCACGGTGAGCGCCGAGGCTGTCAGGGCAAGGTTGCGGGTCGCCCAGTCGAACGCCGCTGCGAGCTTTCCAGCGTGGTTTGCGAGCGCGTCGAACTTGTCGCCGAGGTTGACATCCGATGACTTGAACGTCGCCGCCTGCGCCGCGTTGAGCTTCGCCTGCCCCGTGTTGGCGCGGATCGCGAAATCGCGATCGATCAGCGCCTCGCCGCCGGTGACGTTCTTGAAGGTGTCGAACGTGCCGAACTTCCCGGTCCGTCGGTACTCGTCGGCGAGGATGTTGATGCCGCGCAGAGCCTGGATGTTGAAAACGCCGGTCTTGCCGTGCTTGATGAGCTTCTCCGTGTCGCCGCCGGTGGCGCGCACGAGCTCCTTGATGATCTCGTAGGGATCTTCGCCCTTGATGCTGTGACCGATCGTCCGCTCGACGCGGTCGCGGTTCTTGATGATGTCCGTGAACGTGTTTTGGATGCTCGTCGCGATGTTCGCGCTCGTGCCGGTGCCGCCATACGCCTTGGCGTAGACCTGCGCCAACGCGCCGGTGCCTCGGAGTCCTTCGATCGCCTCGACACCAAACATCGCGGACGCTGACGAAAAGATCTTCGGCGCCTTGGTCGCCAAGTCGCGAATCTCGACGGCGCCGGCCTTCGACTGCGCGGCTAGGATGCCGAACGCGAGGCCCTGTTGGCCGCGGTCCTTGATCTTCAGCTTGTCGGAAAGCTCGGCGCCGACGAGCGCAACATCCTTGATGCTCGCGCCGGTGGCCGTCGCGACCTTGCCGTAGAGCTCCAGGTTCTTGCGCGCCGTCTCGATGTCGCCGGTTTTCTCGACGAAGGCGGCCAGCGCCTCGGTCACGTCGGTCTGCATCTGCACCGACGCGAGCGATACCTTATGGATCTGCTCGCGCAGGCCGCCGACCGCCTCTTCGCCCTTGCCCGCCATGACGGCGAGAGCGGCGACGCTGTCGCGAAACGCCAGCACGTTCTTGGCCTGACTCGCGATCCCGATGTTGCCGAGGGCGAGCGAGGCCAGAGACTTGCCGGTCTGCGCGGCAAAGCCGGCAATCTGCTTGCCGGCGTCGATGAGCGCGCCGCCGAGGACCTTTTTGAAATTCAGCGCGTCGCGCTCGGACTTTTTGAAGAAGTCCGAAAGCTCGTCTTTGCCTTCGAGACGAACGCGAAAGCGGGCTTCGAGTTCAGAGATGTTACTAGCCCGCCTTTCTGGCGCGGCGCTCTCGCTGAGTAATCAGAGCGCATAGTCGACAGCGACGCCCGCCGCGGCCGTCGCGATACGTGTTCAGATGGTCAAAACGGTGTCCGCGTATGCAGGCTCTCTTGATCGCGTTTCGATGCACGCCTCGGTTGAGATTCTCCTTGGTGCTCACCGCTTCCAGGTGCGATGGATTGACGCACGAGGTGTTTCTGCAGAGGTGGTCTATGACCAGTCCGTAGCCAATGGGACCGTTGAAGTGCTCGTACGCAACCCTGTGCGCACGGCGGGTGCGACTGTCTATCGTCACTCCGCCGTATCCGGCTCTGTCCCTGTGTCCAATCCACAGCCAACATCCACTGTTCGGCTCTGGGATCACATGCTTCTCAAACCGCGACAATTGCGCCTCTGTCATCACGGCTTGCCTGCCTTCGCTGCCTCGCGTGCCTCGCGCGCGGCCTTCTTCTTCGCCGCCAGGCGCCGCTTGAGCAGCGCCGGCGACGGCCCCATCGTCACGGTGCCGGCCTGCTGCTTACGGGCCGCCTCGCGCGCCTCGGCTTCGAGCTCGTAGCCGCTCGCAGCCATCGCCATCAGCCACGCTCGCTCGCCGTGGTCGAGTCGGCATGCTGGCTTGCCAAAGTAGTGATGAGCGCGATCAGCCATGTCGAAGGCAACGCGGCCAGCCGATCCGCGTGGGAATTTTTTTTTAGATCGGCGATGAGCTCGTCGAGCTCCGACTGCTTGATCGGCCTCGTCGTGACCTCGGCCTGGAACCGCGCCCACTCCTGATAGAGCGGCGCGATGATCTCGCTCGGCTGCTCGGCCAGCTCGTCGACGGTCGGCGCAAGCGGCTCCCCGTCCTCCGTTTCATACGCGCGCCACACGAGCCCGACGCGCTCACGGATGACGAAGGCGTCGTCGCTCTGCGCGACCTTGGCCTTTTTGTCGCGGAAGTGATCGACCGTCTCCAGGTTCGCCGCCTCGAGCGCGTCGACACCGAGCACGCGCACGCGCACCTTGACCGGCTCTGCCGTCTCAAACGGCAGATCGATGAGCTTCGTGCGCGGCCGATTCGGCTGCACGCGCTCGAGGAACGAGGGCTTTTTAGCCACCCTGACGCGTCCTCGCCATGACCTTGAGCTTGCGCGTCGAGTCGCCGTCGCTCGTCGAGTCGCTGACCTCGACGATCTTGCAGCCCGAGTAGGTCACCGGGCGGCCGACGTTCGGTCGGATCGTGATCTTGATGATCGTGCCGGCGTCCTTGAGCGCGTGCCAGTCGGGCACGCGCGCGTCAACGATGCGCTCCGCGTCGAGGTCGAGCGTGTAGAGGTTGTTGCCCTGCTTAAAGCCCTTGGCAACGCGCGACTTGTTCATTGTCATCACGGGTTTTGTGGCCCGCGTCGACGTCTCCGCGATGGTGTTGATGAGGTCGTCGAGATCAACGCCGTTGACCTGCACGACCGAGCGTTCAACAAACTGTGGATCGGCCATTTTCGCTCACTCCGTTACGTGGTCACGATGGGGCGGTTGACGTAGACGATCTTGCCGAGCTTCTCGTGCATGCCGTCGACGATGGCGGCCGGCACCGAGAAGCGGCAGTTGGTGCCAACCTTCTCAACGACGAATTGATCTTCCAGCGCGCTGACGTTCTGCACGATGCCCTCGCGCTCCATGTCGCGCGCCACGTCGATGAGATCGATCTTGACCTTCTCCGGCGTCGCGACGTCCGGCGGCAAGAGCCCATCCGGGTCGCTGTCGGCCCACCGCGCCTGCGCGTAGTTCGTTTCGAACATCAGCGTGATGGCGTCGCGGAAGTAATCGAACGCCTGATACTTGTTGATGTCGAGGCAGGTGTAGTCATACGACCCGCCGCTGTTCTTGACGCCGATGCTCACGGCGCGCTGAATCGCGACGTCCTCGCCGGGGAGCACGATGAGCGGCGTGACGCCGTTGTTGAGCATCGTGCGCGTCTCGGTGCGCGTCCATCGCTTCTCGACGGGCGGCGCGAGCACGCCGGTCAGCTTCATGTTGTTGTAAGGCCGGGTCGCGATCTCGTTCGACGACATGACCGCCGCCAGGATCGCGCAGGTGTTGACGCTCCACGTCTCCGACGTGTTGATCGCGCCGATGACGCCGCGGTTCGAGTTGAGCGTGGTCGCCTGCGAGGTCGCCGCCGACTGAGTGCCGTTGAGCGCCTGCACGTAGATGCAGCCGTGCCCGTGCTCACCGTCGCTCTCGGTGTCGGTGTGCGTCTCCATCGCCGCGCCCGACGTCGAGTCGGAGAGCAGATCCGCGATGATGTGATACCGCTTGCCGGTCGAGGCCGCGAGCGCCGCCGTGGTCGACGCAGAGCCGACGCCAGCGACGGTTGCACCCATCACGGTTCCGGCCAGCGTCGCGGTCGTGGCGACGGCAGCGTCAAAGCCGGTGCCGAGGCCAGACAGATCGCCGTGGCGCAGCTGGATGGCGTTGCCGATGGTGCCGCCGTTGCGCGCAGTCAGCGTGACGGTGCCGCTCGCGTTCGTCGCCGACACCGGCAGCGGATCGAGCGCGTGCGCCGCGTTGAGCGCGGCGACGAAGTTGTCGCCGATCGCCGTCGCAGTGTCGCCGCTGGCGATCTCGGTGACGATCTCGCGCCCGGCGATGCGCAGGCGATAGTTGGTGTTGCCCGTCGCCGTCGTCGCGAACGTGAGCGACGTCGTCGCCTTCGTGCCCGCGTCCGCGATTCCGACGGCGTGCAGCAACACGAACGGATACGCTTTGAACGCCGCCCGCGCTGCGATGTCGAGCATCGAGCCAGCGCCGAAGTAGGTCGCCGCATCGTCCTCGCGCAGCAGCGCCTTGGGAACGCTCGCCGAGACGGTCGCGCCTGACGTCGCCATCATGCCGACGAGCAGTACTTCGCGCGTCGTGTCGACGGTCTGCTTGACGCCGGACGTGCGATCGAAGGCGATCGCGACGCGCGGGGTTTTGTCGGAGGTGACGATCTCCGTCGGAAGTACGATCTTGCCCATTACAGGCTGCCTTTCTGCTTCGCGTCGACGAGCTCGATGTCACCGTCGGCCAGACGGCGCAGGTAGTAAGCAGTTTCCTCGACCTCGACCGGCTCGGAGCCGATGAAGCGGCGAGGATTCTCCTCGGTGGCGCACGGGCCGAACTTGCCGGCGCGGACAGTCATTTTCTTGCGTGGCTTCATGTCAGATCGACCTCGACCTCTTGGGTGTAGGGCTCGGGCAGCAGCGCGGATGACGTCGCAAGGCCCGTGTCATTGAACGTGAGCGAGGACGTCGCGCCGATCGTGCCGGTCGTCGCAGGCGTGCCGTCTGCCTCGGTGCGCACGATCTCGTAGGAGGCGTAGAGATCTGACGCCTCCCAGTCAATCGTGATGTAGTTGGAGACAGTGAGCGTCGCCGGCCCGGTCGTGACACGGGCGGCGATTCCCTCGAAGCGCGCGCCGTCCGCGTCGATGCCGTCGACGCGATAGCTGTACGCGGTCGTGCCGGCGGTGCCGACGACGGTCAGGGTCGGCAAGATGGCCGAGTCTCCGGCGTAGATGGCGCCGGTCGCGGTGTCCATCGTGTCCGTGCCTGGATCGATCGTGTAGTCGGCGCGGTGGCGCGTCGCAAACTTGACCGCCAGGGCGGTGAGTTGGTCGCTGTCGCGCAGCACGTCGGTGCCGACGTAGCGCAGCGGCGAGATCTCGAGGCCGTAGCGGCGCGCGCCGACGAGCGTCCGCACCGATTCGGCGATCGCGAGCAGGTTTTCGCGGTCGTCGCGCGTCCTCTGCGAGTCGGACGCGACGATCACGCTCAGCGTCGACTCGACGCGGTCGTAACGGCGGCCGATCGTGGTCTTGAGTGACCGCGTTCCTGCGAAGCGCACGCGCACCGCTGGCGTGCGTCCCGCCATGCCGCGCTGTAGGCCCTCGGCGCTGTCAAACTCGCCTCCCATGTAGCGGCGGACGTCGTAGACGGGCTTGGTTGTGCTCAGCGAGCCGCCAGCCGCCGGTACAAGCTCGTCGGCGATCTGGTCGACGACCGCATCGAGCAGCGAATCGATCGGCAGATTGCGACTCATCGCAGGCCACCGATGAGCCAGCGAATGTAGATTTCGCCGACTCGCTGCATGGTGCCCGACAGCCACGCGAACGGAGTGCGTTTCGGCACCGGGCGTCGGCCGTAGAACTGCGTGCGCGCGTACTCGACCGACGAGCCCACGTCGACGTAGTCAGGATGCACGTCCTTCGTCATCGAGCCGCGCAGACGGCCCGTGACGACAAGCATCTTGTCGCCCGGTCGAGGATGACGGCGCAGCGTCTCGGGCTTGAGCGGCGGCCAGCGCACCGCGCCACCGTCGCGATCGATGTTGCCGACCGCCTCGGCGGTGAGAAAGTCGCCGATCGCTTCGTGCGCCGGCGTCGCGTTCGCGATGCGCGCCTCGACGTTCGCAAACGCACGCAGCCAGTCGGACGTGTCTGCGTCGAAATGGATCTGCATCAGATCCAATCCTTCGCGCGACCGAACACGCGCTCGTCGCAGTCGTCGGAGAAGCGCCCGACCGACGACGTCGGCTCGGTCGCCGCGTTCACGCGCCCAGCGGCTAGCAGCTCGGCGCCGGTGCGATACGCCTCGAGCAGCGCGCAGGCAGCGTCATACGCCTTTTGCACGCTCGACGGCGTGTCCATCGTTTCCCGGTGCTGGTAGAGGTAGAACTTCCAGAGGTCCGCTTCGATCTGCGTCAAGATCGGCGGGAAGTCGTCAGGGTCGAGGCTGTACTTGCCGTAGAGCGCGGCTTCGATCTTCGAGGTGGCGCGAAGCTGAAGCGCGCCGACCAGTCCGGCATCCATGATCCCAGGTGCGTCGGCCGAGTCGGTCAGCTCGACGAGGCGCGCGTCGGACAGGTTGAGGTCGGAGAGGTTTGCAAACGCCACTTGTCCGATCCTCCTTTCCTGTTACTTGCCGCGCTTCTTCGTCGTCACTTCCGGCGCTGCTGGCGGCGCCTTGTCCTCGATCCACTCGACGGCATGAGGCATCGCCTCCGCTTGCTCGTCGGTGCACGGCACCGCACGACCCGCCGTGTATTCGGCGTGATCGTGCGATACCGTGATCCCTTGCCGCACGACCCAGGGCATTACGCGACGGCGTTGGTGAAGAGATAGCCGCAAGCCACCGACGTCACGACCGGCTTGTAGCTCATCTCGCACTTGACCATCTGCGCGCCCGCGCCGGTGCCGCGCTTGATGTCGGTGCCGGTGTAGACGCGGATGCCGCCCGCGCCACCGCCGCCCCACTGGGCGTTGTAGCCGAGCGAGACTTCGTCCATCAGCGGCGAGGACGGCCCAGGGGCGACGTAGGCGAGCAGCGCGTGCTTGCCCCAGATGAAGCCCAGCGACTGCGTCTGACCTTCGGCGGCGGTGTCGTAGAGCGCCGAGCCGACGAGCACGCGATCCACCTGGAGGTAGGCCGCGATGATGTCGCGCGTGTCGACCGCGCCGCGCGTGTAGCGCACCGCTTCGAGGATGAGCGGGTGAAGCTGGAGCTTCGTCCACACCTGCTGCCCGACGACGAGAGTGTTGGGCCGGATCTTCATGCCGTCGATGGCGGTGAGGATCTTGTTCTTCGGATCGCTGTCCTCGTGCGACCACTGATCGGTGCCCGAGAGCGTCGCGCCGTTCGTGATGACGGAGCCCGAGAACAACTGCGCCGCGATCGTGCGCTCCTTCTTGAGCTGGAGCGCGTTCACCAGCGCGCGCGTCTTGGCCGCCTTGACCGCGAGCTCGGGCGCCTGGTTCAGCTCGCGCTCGTCGATCCACGCCGCGAGCGCGTGATCGTCGACGCTCGCCGAGGTCTTGCTGACCTTCATGTCGATCGAGTTGAACGACGAGTCAGGGCCGTAGTTCGTGTTCTGATCGCGGAACACGACGCCGTCGTCCCAGACGTGATACTGGAAGTTGATGTTCGGGACCGTGACCGGAGTCAGGATCTCGTCGGCGATGTACGCCTTATTCTTGAACCGCTGCGCGAGCCCAGAGAGCAGCGGCGACTGATACAGCGTGCTGTTGTCCATCGTCGAAGCTCCTTAGGTTCCGTTCTGCACGAACTGGTGGATGAGGACCGGCACCACGTCGCCGTCGACGCCGTCACGCAGACACTTGGCGACGACGTAGCGGTTCGAGTTGGTGACCGTCAGGTTCGCCAGCTTGCCGCCGGTTCCGCTGACGATCTGCCAGGTGTCCTTGCTGACGGACGCGCCTGCGATGGCCTTGGCGATGCCGCCCGCCATGTGGACCGCGACGGTCTGTCCGCTCGACGCCGACTGAAGCGCGAAGCCGACGAAGTTGGTCGCGTTCGATCCCGCCGGACAGGTGCAGGTGTCCTCGGCGGTGCCGCCAACGACGGCCTGAAACTGCGCGACAGCCGACTGTGCGGTCATCGTGCGGATGAGTGCGTTGTTCAGATCCTGGCCCGGCATTAGACGGCCTCCTGAAAGAGAGGATTGCCCTCGGTGGCGAGCGAGATGAGCGCCTCATCGTAGGACTCGCCGGAAAGCTTCATGCGCTCCTCGATGGCCTTGCGCTGAAGCGAGAGACGATCGCTCTCGCCCTTGACGACCTTGAGCGCCGGACCAGCCGGATTGCGCGGCTGACGCAGCGCAAGCAGCTTCTCGAACTGCTCCGGGGCGACCTTGGCAAGCTCGACCATCGCATCGCGCTCGGAGGCGTCGACGGCGAAGGCGGCGATCTTGGCGTCGAGCTTCTCGACGAGTCGATCGTGCTTCGCAGCAGCCGCGTCGGCCTCGAGCTTGGCGAGTCGCGCATCGCTCGCGGCGTTGATCGCCTTGAGCGCCTGCGCTTCCTTGCGGAGCTTCTCGATCTCCGATTCCTTCGCGCCGATGGCTGCGAGAGCGGCTGCCTCGTCGGCACCGTCCTGCAGGCCGAGCGCCTTGAGCAGAGCAGTATTCATGTTCTCTCCATCGTCGGTGAATTGATCGGAGGGCGAGGCGCTCAGCGACAGCGACTGCATGCCCTGCACGAACGGATGTTTGACGAGCGCGACGTGATCGAGCATCACGCCGATGTCCTTGCCGGTGAGTCGATCCTTGGCTCGGAGGTCGAGCCCGGCCGACACGTAGCGATAGTGCTTGGCGGCCACTGCGCGTTGCCCGACGTCGGTCCACTCGACGGTCGCGACCAGGGCGGTGCGCGTAGGATCGTTGACAGAGGGACGCTTCGAGAGCGCCTTGACCCAACCCATCGCCGGCGACGGCTCGAGCTGGAGCGCGCTCCATGACTCGTGCTCGCGATCGACAGCCGGATCGACGCCCGCCGCTTTGTGGTTGGCGATCATCGAGTCCAGCGCCTTCTCGTCGACGAGCAGGTTGCGGACCTTGTACGAGCCCGCCAGGATGACCTCGATCTCCGAGGTCGAGGAGTCGGCCGACAATTCGATCGCGCCGCCGGTGAGGGCGACTCGCGATTCAGAATTGTGTGTGCTCTTTGGCAACGCCGAACCCCTTTTGCTGAGGGCTCGGGTGCTCCGATGCCGTACGAAAAAACTATCGCATGGGTGTCAAGTCACTTCAGATCGGCGATACGCTTGGTCGTCTTGATCTCGACGCGCTCGACGACGCCGGCTTGCATGTGCACCGTGATCGCACCGTAGCTCTTGCGGCGCTGCTCGTCCTCCAGCAACCGCACGATACGGGCGATGCTCTCATCGACGACGGCGGTGCTCATTTCAGCGCCTGGATCTTGGCGACGTGGTCAATGACGGTGTTCCAATACGCCTTCACCTGCCGCTGCTGCGCCTCGGGATGATAGAGCCCGAGCTCGGCGGCCGTCGTGAAGTTGAGGTCGCCGGTGAAGTGGCAGCGCACGCGGTAGTGGTCGAGGCCCTGCGACTTGCGCCAGTCGACGCTCAAGTAGCTCATTGACTCCAGCGGAATGAACCGACGGTGCGTCGGATCCATGAACGCGCGCACGCTCTGGAGCGCCGGCCAGACGAGCGACATCCACGCGCCCGGCTTGAGGATGCGCCAGCACTCGTCGAAGAAGGCGAAAAACATGTCCTGCCCGATGAACTCGATGCGCGACTGGTCGGTCAGATCGTCGACGGTGACGGTGCGCGCTGGAATGTGCTCGATGAAGTGGTTTGCGTTCAGCTCGTCGACGGAGTTGTCAGCGAACGGCCACGGAAACTTGAACAGATCGACGCGGTGCTTGGCGCCTTCGTAGAGGTCGACGCACTCGAACCCTTCGCGCGGATTCTGGCCGCCGCCGAGATCGAGCTTGACTTCGATGCTCGACGGCGCGAGCGGTGGCGGCGGTGCGGTGAACGTCGAGTCGGTGCTGGGTCCTGCGAGTGCTTCGCTCATGTGTTCTCTCCTAGTAGACGACGCCGTTGCTGACGTCGAGGTGACCGACCTTGACGCGCAGGTCGACGGCAAACCGCTTGCCCGCTTTTTTTGCGTTCATGCAAAAGTAGAGGTCTTGAGTCCACATCTGCGGACCCTTCTCCGGCACAACGTCCGAGACGGTGACGAACCACGGCTCGGGCAGCTCGCGGAACAAATCGAGCCGCCACAGCGCGCAGCCCATCGCGATCCCGTTGACCGGCATGACGTGGCCGTTTGCGAGGCCGGCGCGCACGTCGCGAGGACGAAAGTCGATCTGGCCAGTGCGCAGGTACTCCTCGGGATCGCCGTACGCCATCGGCATGTTGATCTCGCCCTTGGTGAAGTAGATCCCCGAGACGGCGTCGAACTTGTGCGCCTCGATCGTCTCGAGAAGGCGGATGTGCGCGTCGGGCGGCGGGATGTTGTCGTCCTCGATCGTGAGGACGTACTTCCACCTCGACAGCTCAGGATCGGCGAGGATCGCCTTGATCATGCGGTCGTAAGCGCGGCCGACCTCGTCGCCGGCGCAGAACATCATCGACCGCTTCTGGTTCATCGGCGACAGCATCGTCATCAGCGTCCCGGCGACGCGATGGTGAATCGTGCCGCGTGTCGGCACGAGCACGATCGTGGAATTGTCTTTGTACGTGCTGCCGGGAATGAGATCGACGCGCTCGAAGCCGAGCCCCGGCGAGCGGAGATCGGCGGCGACTTCGGAGACGGGTCGCATTTGTACAGCTTCGTGCCCCATGTTTTTCATGCTGGCCTTCTATGTGTGAGAGGTGGACTAGAACGAACCGAGGACGCGGAAACCGGGCTGCGCGAGAGCGTAGGAGCCCGTGCGGTTGATGTCCGAGATGTGCACGGTCGCCGGCGGCGCCGAGGTGCCAGCAGAGAAGATACCGCCCGCCCAGTGATTGATCGGATTCGCCGCGCCGAGGAGCGCGCCATTGGCAATGGAGATCGCCGAGCGACCGTACAGCGTCATGCTGCCGGTCGTGCCCGCCGGGCCGTTGATCGACGCCATGACGCCGAGGAAGTATTCACCGGGCGTCATGTTCCAGGTGCCGAGGCCGATCGAGCGCCACTGCGTGCCCGACTGTGCCGAGTAGCCGGCGGTGTTGGTCGCATCCGCGCCGCCCGAGCTGTGCGAGATCGACGATGACGCCGTCGCGAACGTGCCGAGCGTCGAGCCCGACATTGTGTAGAGCGCGACGCGGAACGTGATCGATCCGTTCGTCGAGCCGGCGACGGTGTAGTGATTGAGGAAGTCCATCCGCGTCGCCGAGATGCCATTCGGCACGACGATGCGCTGGAACGAGAGGTTCGCCGCGTCCGACGACGCCTTGACGCTGTTGGCGCTCTCGAACTGGCCGAGCTCCAGCAGCGACGCGCGCAGCGGCTGCGCGGTGATCGTGCGCGAGGAGTAGCCGAACTGGATACCGCCACCGTCGCCGAAATTGAGCTTGGTGACAGTCCCCTTCGTGGTGCCTGCACTGACGCGCATGATGCTCATGGTTTGGTGCCTCTCCCTTTCAGGTTTATCCTACGCGCCATGTCAAGGCGCCGTCGGTGGAGCGCCCGGCGGCGGCTCATTCGGTGACGCTGGCGGCGCCTCCATGACGAGCACGTCGCCCTCGCCGGCCGGCTCATCGAGGTCGAACTCCTCGCGCGTCTGCTCGATGGACACCTTGAGTCCGGCGCCTTGCAGGATCGCGATCGTCTCGGCGCGCAACTTGAGCGACTGCGCCTTTTCGAGCTGATTCTCTGGCTCGTCGACGTCGACGCAGAAGCGCGGACGCGGCACCTTGTCGCCCCACTGACGAGCGTGGCGCGGCCAAATCAGGCGCTCGTTGATGCAGTCGGCGAGCGAGGCCGCGTCGAAGCGGCGGATCTCCTCTTTGACCTGCGCCGCTTGATCTGCCTCGCCGCCATGACCGAGGCCGCCGACAGAGGACGCGCCCGACGTCAGCGTGTGGCCAAGCTCGACCATCGCGATCGCCTCGTCGCAGAATTGGATCGCAGCAAGGTACGTGTCTTTGATCGTCGAGCCCTGCTTGATCGTCTCCAGCAGCTCGATGGCGACGCCCTCGGGCACGAGGCCGATGTGGTCAGCGATAAGCGCACGGGCGGCGCTTTTCGCGCGCTCGAGCTCGGCCGAGCCCTCGACGTAGTTCGCCGGAATCGTCACATTGACGTGCGGCTGGCCGAACTTCTCGACGAAGCTGGCCATATCGATCCAGAAGTAGCCCTTGTAGAGCCACAGCTTCGCGACGCTGCGACCCGTGCCGCCGCGGACGACCGGGCCGGGACGATCGCGCACCGTGTGATAGAGGTACTCGGGCGGCAGCGGAATCCCTTGCGGCGCGTCCTCTGTGACGACGAGCGGATCGACGCCGTTCGCGAACGCAAAGAATCGCGACTCGATGGGCTCCCACGCGACCGCCTGCTCGACGCCGTCGACCATCGCGCGCGTCAGCCGACCGGCGGCGAATCCGCGATAGTGCGCATCGAGCAAATCCATCTTCATCTGCACGAAGTTAGAGATCCCGTCGAGAAACTCCTTCGCGTCGTCGGCGGCTTTGCGCGCGGTGTCGCTGTCCTCGCCGGCCTCGACCTCCCACGGAGCAGCAGCGACGGAAAGCTTGCGCGTGCGCAGTACCGACGCGATCTTGTAATCGCTGGCCGCCGCGTCGAGCAGCTCCATCAACTCAGACGTGTAGCCGATGTCCGCTTGCTTCAAGATCGACTTGAAACGCGTCGGCGTAATCGTGTCCTCGGGATACTGCCGATGCAGGTTCATCGTCGGCGGCACGATGAACGGCGCCGGCTTCGCCTCCTGCTGCTTCTTTGCTCCGAACGGCCACCAAACCATGATCACAATCCTCCGGCGCGCGACCAGCGGCCGTGCGATTCGCTGACGATGTTTGCGGGCTGACCGACGCCGGCGCCCGCCATCGCCTCGGTGAGTGCCCAGACGAGCGCGTCTAGACGGCCTGGCGACTCGCGCGAATGCAGCGGATCCCAGGTTGTCAGCTCGTCCTCAAGATGCGGCAGGTAGCCGACGTGATGCACGCGGCCTTGTTCGTAGAGCGCGGCGATCGGAGCTGCTCGCAACGCCTTGCCGCGCGTGGCGACGACCTCGCGGTAACTCACGCTCGGGTCGACCATGCGCAAGATCGTCTGCACCATGTCGCCGCCGAAATTCTTTTCCGCGACGATGCGATCGGCGCGGTGACGATGAAACGCTTGAGCCGCCGCCTTGCCCCACTGCTCTGGCGACAGGATGCCGCTCTTGTCCTCGACGACAAAGCCGTGGAGGTCCTGCGCGTTACCCTTGCACGCGCATTTACCGACGCCAACGGTGACGATGCCGGCCTCGTCGCTCGACGTGCGCGCGGTCTGCCCCGTGCCGTAGATCTCTTCGCCCTTGCGGTGCGAACTTCCCGACGGATCGACGCCCACGATGCAGCGGACGAACGGCGGCGCAGTCCTGACGCGACCGGCGTCGATCACGCTCGCGGTCCACAGCGCGCCCGGCGTGTCGAGGAGTAGCTCGGCGTACAACTCTTGCCGACCGAGCCTCGTCCCGTCGTATTTCGCGCGATACGCCTCGAGCGCCGACGGTGCGAGGTTCGCCGCGTTGTCGAACGTCGAGCCGCGCGTGACCGCTGTGCGTGAGTCGGCGAGCAGGTCGCGCACAATCGCCGTCGGGCGCGGCGTCGTCGTCGCCACGCAGCGCGGATTGTCGCCGAGTCGCAAGCCAAACATCAGCTGGTCCCATGCGTCCGGGTCGTTCCACGCGGCGATCTCGTCGGCCCATGCGGCATCGTGCTGCGGGCCGCGGAGGCTGTTCGGCTCGTCGGCGCTATAGGTCGTCGCGATCGCGCCGTTCGGCCAGGTGAGGCGGCGCTTCGACGGCTCATAGACCGGCCGAAACCACGGCGGCGAGATTGCCATGATGCCGCTTTCACCCTCGACGAGCACATCGCGCACGTCGCCGGCGGTGCGAGCGACGAGCGCAATGCGCTGCGCCTTGCCCTGCTCGACCTGCTCCCTGACCCACTCGGCGCCGCTGCGCGATTTGCCGAATCCGCGGCCGGCGAGGATGAGCCAGATGCGCCAGTCGCCGTCTGGCTCGATTTGCTCCGGCCGCGCCCATGCGCGCCACTCATACGGAAGCCGCTCGCGCTCCTCGGGTGAAAGGGCAGCGTAGACCGCTTCGGCGCCGTGACGCCGAATGGCAATCTTTAGCAGCGAATCGCTCACTCTGCCCCGAGCCGCTTGAGCCTGCCGATGATGTCGACGACGAGCTTGATTGGCTCGCCATCCTCGCCGGTGACGACCTGCGGCGCCTTGCCGTAGATGCGTTCAATGATGCAGTTGGCGGCGCGGAATTGCAGATCGCGATCGGGTACTTCTTCGACCGTCGCATGCGCGCCGTTGCCGACGACGATGGAGCGCGTCGCCTCCAGGCAGTCGACGACCTTTTTCGCCGCCGCTGGCGTCGCCGCTAGGAACATCTCCTTGACGTCGGGCGGCAGTCGTCGACGACCACCGCCAGGATTGCCGGGGAGAAACGGCCGCCCCGGCCCGCCTTGTTTTTGCCCGGCGCGGTGTTTTTTCGCCGGATTTGTCTCATCGCTCACCGGTCGATCGTCGCACCCATGTCAAGCCGAGCAGCCGCGCTTTGGCGATCGCCATCTCTTCGATCTGCCGCACCCTCTCTCTCGTCACGCCCAAGATCTCACCGACCTGCGCCAGCGTTTTCGGCCCATCCTCGGCGACATCGAGCGCACAGGATGGATCCACGCCAAGGTGATAGCGGCATCGCGCAAAAGGGCAGGGTCGTTGCCCGCCCTCACATTCTGCCCTCGTCGCTGGCGTCGGCGGCGCCTGGTGAAATACGACCCTCGCAGCCTGCTTGATCGTGAGTTGTCGCTTCGTCATCGTCCCGGCCGCCGATAGAGCCGGTTCGCTTCCCGCTCTCGTCTCGGATTCGTCGTCTCCCAGATTCGTGCAGCGTCGAGCATCTCGGCGAGTCCTCGCATGTCCTGGCGCTGCTCCTCTCTCGATAGCGGGTCGTCGATCGGGCACATCCCGCAGCTCAGCGCCTCCCAGTGCCGATCGACGGCCAGCGAGAGACATTGCGAGACACGGCGGCAATCGAGCCGGCGATCCACCGCTTCCGGGTCCGACGTCTGCGCGGTCGATTGCGGCAGCGATCCATCGTGCAGCCGGATTGCTTCCACGATCGGCCGGTGTTTGTACCAGTGCCGTTTTTCGGATTCGCGCATTAGCGGCCCGCTGTTGCGTTTTTGATTGGCACCAGTCCAACGCACCAGACCCCCATCAAAAACCGCCCCTACGCAGAATCTCGCGCTCTAGGATGCGATGGCGAGCTACCAGGACGCCGTGCCCGGCCTGCAAGTGGCTCGGTTGGCGTTCGACCGCGCGCATGACCTCGCGCCTCCCGGCCAACTCCTCGCGCAACTCCTCGTCAGTGAATCGTTCGACTGCCGCTTTGTACTGCGTCCACTCCTCGACGGTGTCTCGCATTTAGTACGGCTCCTCCACGGGTTTGGCGCCGATGATCTCGAGCGCCTGCGTCGCTGATGTCACGATGCGCACCGGATCGCCGCGCCAGACCGCGAACCAGCGGTCTTGCTCTGCCGTCGTCGGTGACGGCTTCGGGTCGCGCTTGCCTCGCGGCGTCTTGACCTCGAGCAGCCAGGTTCGCCCGCGGAATCCAACGACGAGATCTGGCACGCCTCCTCCGACGGTAGCGAGACTTTGCACGGTCGCGCCGGCCGCACGCAAAGCGTCGACGATGGCGGTTTGGTTCGCGTCGACCTTGGCGGCGCGTCTCATGGCAACGCCTCGAATCGCGTGTAGGTCGGCTTCCACGCCAACTTGATTGCGCCGGTCTTGCCGTTGCGGTTTTTCGCGACGATGACCTCCGCCGTGCCTCTGTCGTCGCTCGACGGGTTGTAGACCTCGTCGCGGTAGAGAAACGCGATCAAGTCCGCGTCCTGCTCGATTTGCCCCGAGCTTCGCAAGTCCGCCATGACCGGGCGCTTGTCCTGTCTGCGCTCGAGGTCGCGATTGAGTTGCGCGAGCGCTAGCACGGTGCAGTCGAGCTCGACCGCGAGCGCCTTGAGGCCCTGCGACACCTCGCCGACATCGCGCGCCTCGTTCGGCTCTCGGCTTTGCCGGTCTGGTCGCACAAGCTGCAGGTAATCGACGACGATCAGCCCCTTGGCTCGGCTGTTCTGCACGCGCCAGCGACGAGCGATTGACTTGACCTCCGAAAGCTTCATCGCCGCCTTCGACACGAACGACAGCCGCCGGTCGAGCGTGGTCCCCAGTCGTCGGTGCAGGTTCGCCAGCATCGCGCCGTTGATCTGGTGCCCGCCGGTCAGCTCCTCATGCGGCATCGACGCTGCGCCTGCCATGAGCCGCTTGACCAGCGCCGTCGAGTCCATCTCAAATTCCAGCACGAGGGCGGCTTCATGCTCGGCGACTGCGCTTGCTGTCTGCACAGCGAAGGCTGTTTTTCCCATCGCTGGCCGAGCTGCCAAGACTACGAGGTCCTTGGCCTGAAACCCGCCGGTGAGCGTGTCGAGATCGGCAAATCCAGACGACACTCCTCGTCGCTGAGGCTTTCCAACTCGCTGTTCGAGCTCGCCGAACACGCGCCGCGCAACCTGCTTGAGCGGCTCAATCGCCGTCGACCGCTGCCGATTCGGCATCGCCAGCACAAGCGATTCTGCCTCGGCGATCAAGTCCTCCGGCGCGATCTCCGTGTCGCCCATGCGCGCCAGCAGCCGCGTCAATGCCAGGCGAAACCGTCGGAGGTCGCCCTTGCCGGCGAGTCGTCGCGCATGAAACGGCAGCGTGGCGACGGTAACCAGCCGATTGCAGCACTCGCGCAAGAATCTCTCGACGCCGCCGAACAAGCGGAACGATGCCTCGTCGCCAGCGTCGCGAACCTGCTGCAACACCATGTCGAAGTCGTGCGTGATTCCTCGTCGCTCAAGCTCCTTCGTCGCGTTCCAGACCGCTCGGCACGGCAACGCCGAGAAGTCGTCGACATCGAGCGCCACCGACAGCTCCGAGGTCGACGCTCCGACGAGCAGAAAGGCGCAAATCGCCATTTCCGATTCGTCGATGTCCGGCGGCGCCATCGCCTCGATCTCGGCGACGAGCCGCGCTTGGTTATCGGCGTCCATTCGCCCTCGCTTCCTCGGCGCTGACCACGCCGCCCTGAATCGCCCACCGCAGCTCCTGCTCTGAGAGCTCGCCCGCCTCGAATCGCCGCCGCGTGTCGGCGTTTTCGGCGCGCAAGCGTTCCTCCCTCTCGCGTCGAATCGCCTCGACGTCGATCAGCGGGACCTGCGGTGGTTTTGCTGGCTCTGCCACACGGCTTTGCGCCGTCGCTGTGACCGTCGTCCTCGCGTCTCTCGCGATCTTCCGAGCGAAATTGTCAGCCCGGAACGGACTCACGGCGTCGAACCACTGAAACGCCGTCGGTATGGCCTTGCATTCAGCCTCGCAAACCGCGATCACATGGCGAACGTCGTCGACGCTTGCGCCCTCCGAGAGTCGCTCGGAGATGTGACGGAGGTTTGCGGGGATCGGGGATAGTTCTCGCGCCTTCGGGTCGATTCGCCTTCGAGCTGCGGAGAGCTCGGCAAGTAGTGCCGTAGCCTGCTCCTGCGTGGCGGCACTGCGTCGTACTACTGCGCCCGCGCGCGGTTCTCTTACTATAACTTTACTTACCTTAACTTCACTTACCTTAGGCGGGAGTAGCGCCGGAGTTACTCCGGAGTTACTCCGGAGTTGGTCCGGAGTTGCCAGTTTGCTTACTCCAGAGTCAGGCGATGGAATCTGCGAAGCAGCCTCGCGGTCCTTGCGCAGCCATGGCTGATTCCGATCGAATCCTGGGAACGCTAGCCAAGAGTCGCCGTCAGCTTCGTAATACTCGACCAGCTTGAGCTCGGCGGCTGCCATCAGGTATGCGTGGACGCTGTCCGATGTAATCCACGGCATACGCGGAGCGACGTTCCCCTTGACGACATCGGGATCGCCGCTCGTCCGTCCCTCGGCGTCGAGGTGGGCGATTAGCCAAGTAAACAGCAGTGCCGCAAACGCGCCGTGCGGCTGGCCGAGTCGTTCGTCCACGAGCCTAACCAGGCGCGGGATGTCCTTGTTCGCGGAGATCTTCCGCGAGAGCATGCGACCTGTTGCCATTAGCGCGCTCGCCTCGCGTCCCGCGCAGCATGGAACCGATCATGGCAAGACGCGCAGACGGCGCGCAGTTCCCAGAGAAACTCAGCAAAGCAATTTTCGTAGGTCACATGGTGCGCTGTACTCGCCCGAGCGATGCCGCAGCCCTCGCAGACATGACCAGCACGAGCCAGTACAGCATTGGCCTTTGCCCGCCACTCAGGAGATCTGAGATAGGCATTGTACCGATCCCAGAACTCCGCTTCGTTTTGCTCGCGCTCGATCCGGCGAGCTTCTTCTTCGGCTGCGTACTGTGCCGACTTGACCGCCCAATCCTCTTTCGCCTTTTGCGCTGACAAGCACGTCTGGCAATCAGCCTTTCCGTTGCCGATCACGGGCGAGCCAGGGATCGCGTCGATCGCCTTGCCACAACGCGAGCGCGTCTTGTCCTCGTCGCAGATAATATGCGTCTTGCCGGGTCCGTACTTGTGCGGATCTGCCTGCCAAAGCTTATGCATTAGCCAACCTCCATCCGAGCCGGCGGAATGACCGCGTTGAAGTCGTCGATGGTGATTTCCATCATTCGACCAAGCAGTGACACTGCCGTGGCTTCGTCAATCGTCCGCTTGTCGAATGCCTCTGAGATTCGCAGCACGCGGATCGTCGCAATCGTCCGCTCGGGATATTCCATGTCGAGCGCGTTACCTAGTGCGCGCATCAATTCCGCGTTTGCTTTCATAGTTGGTCTCACAACATCACCGCCCAGTGACCCGCCGCCGACATGACGTCGGAGAATCGTCCCGGCGTCGGGCCGGCGTAGAACAGCGCCGAGGCAAACGGCGCGGAGGTGCGGCGCGTACCGTCGGGGAGGACGAATTTGATGCGGCCCAAGTAGAACGCGATGGCGTCGCTGTACTGGCGCAGCATCGCAAACCACTTCGTGTCAGTCCTCGACGGAACGAGCGCGATCAGGTGCCATCTGTTCACGATCGGCCGACGATTTGCCCAGCATTCGGCGAAATCGCTCAGGCGCGAGTAAGGCGGGTTGCAGTAGGTCAGTTCGCCGGCTGCGCACTCCCACTGTCTCTCGAATCCGTCGGGGCACAGGATGCGATTCTGTGCCTCCCACTGCTCAGGAAACGGATCGAGCGCGAT